GACAGCTTCCCGGACCATCTCGTCGAGCCACTCTTGCGGGTTGTCAGTTGCGCCCGAGAGTTCGATACTCTGTCGGTGTGGCATCCACTTGTTAGCCTGTAGAGCCTGGAGGGCCTTCCATTGCTCAAGTATCGCTGGGTCAAGTCTTCGACCGAGGGAGACTTCCCACCCGTCCCAGTAACCGTCGATGTCCTCAGGTCGGATCGAGATCTCTCCCAGATCTTCGCCGTTACGGTCTTTGCCGGGCACGGGCAGGACGAGACGGTCCTGAAGGCACACCTCAAGTTCCATGGCTGCAAGCTCCAGCGCACGGGTTATCGCTCGTACCAGGCTGTCCTTGGCACTCTCGATCTTGAGTGTGCGCATCGACTGGATGGCCCACAACTGCTGGGCGCTGCGCGTGCCTTCCGCGCTGCGCGGCCCCTGAGCTACGCCGTTGCGCTGGATGTACTGGTCGACCACGCTCGTCGTCTGGAGGAGTTCGTCAGGTACGGGCTGACCCTCCAGCATCTGCAGGTACTCACCGATACGCTGGTCGATAGGGATGTACTGACCCGGACGTATCTGAATTTCGCGGCCGTCTTTCGTCCAGCCGAGGTACGTCCGCCAGGCGTTGATGGCGAGCATCCAGATCTGCATCGTCAGCACGTTCGACTCAATCGGGTACAGGCCGGCCGCGTTCGTCAGCATACCCCGGTAACGCCGCTCCATGTCGTCGAACGTAAGCTCGCGGAAGGGGACGATGACGTACGGGACCTCGGGGTAACCGTGCTCAGCGACGCCGCGAAACGGGCCATTGCCGCCCACCTCGAACAGGGGGTAGTCGTCGAGCAGCAGGCACCGGTAGCGCCCGATCCAGACGTCGTCGACCCACACTAGCTCGTCCGGCATACGACTGCGCAGGATCCACGCCGTGTCGTTGTATCGTGCGAAGCTGTGCATGGCTTCCGTTTTACTGGTCTGATAGTGCTCTACGACGACGAGCAACTCCCCATCGCCCGCTTCCCGCCATCGGACTACGCGTGGATCTCGGCGCTGGAAGACAATCGGGTTCTTGCGACGGTGACGCACTTCCCAGATTTCCTCGGGATCAGCGTCCTCCCAGGCTTCGACCCGGGCCTCATACGCCTCATCGTCCTCACCCTCTTCCTGCTCGGGCATTGGCCCACGGACTTCCATGGCCTCTGGCTTGCGTGGCCAGAGGGTGCGGTCGACCATGATCCTGAACACCCCGACCCGGCGTATGACCATGTCGGTGGGGATCTGGCGTAGCACATCCTTCTGCTTGCGCCAGGCATAGATGAGCGCCTTCCCAAACCGGGTTAGTTTATCGGCCTGATTACGATACTTCTGGCGTGCCCGCGCGGGTCGGACACGCACACTAATATCTGGAGGGACCAGCGAGTCGATAGCTGCGTCGGCGTCAGACGGCGCAGAGCCTGTTTTGACTGCCAGGCGTCCGCCCGGGGACTCGACGTCAAACGTTTGGAAGTACAGATCCTCTTCATCTTCCATCGAGTTGTCGAGATTGCCCCACTCCGAGTTGAGGTGGTCGCGCCAGTAGCGCACCTCCTCGTAGGTGGGCTTGTCGTCGATCTCGTCGCGGTAGGCGCTGCTCAGGTCTTCGCGCGTCTCTTCTGTCATCTACCAGCAACGCTCAGGTAGCTCTGCGGCTCCCACTCGCCCTTGACGTGCGCCGTGCGCACGTGGTCGATAAACATCCGGCCGCGAGACTGCGGCATGCGCGCAATGACCTCCGGCGGCGTGTGTGGCTGGCTGATATCTGGCTCCCCATCGTCGAGCGGCTCGATGTGCGTCTCAAGATAGGAGTACGACTCCGGCGCCTGGGGCTCCCCCTCGAAGCGCTTTTTGGCCCACACATAGTAGCCAAAGGCATCCATCGAGTGGTTCATCCAGTCGCGCGGCTTCTCTTGGAAATTCATATTGAGACGGCGGCGCTTGGGGTAGGTGTACGTCTTGAACTCGTTGATCGTCGCCGTGCAGTGCCGGTCCACCCGGATGCGCGCACAGCTACGCAGGTAGGCCAGGATCTCCCCGACGAGGTGCTCGTCGTTCAACCCCTCCTCGACTTCGATGGTCAGCGCGCGCTGCTCCTCCACCTCAAGCTCGTCGTCGGTGTCGGGCTCGCGGCCCATGCGTTCGAGGATCAGGTTCACGCGGCTGCGGTACAGCCGGAAGAAACGAACCGGGTCGCGGATCAGGTTGCGCATGAATGGGATGCGCTCCCAGATCTGGGGCTTCTTCTCCACGATGTACGCGGGGAAGCCCATGCGCTGCCAGCGTCTCATTTCCTCGGGCTGGGCCGAGTCGCAGATCATGTCGGAGATACCCTCAATCTCCCACTGCGGCAGGAGGTCCCCCTCGCGGGAGGTCTTGTTACCGTTGAACCACGGCTTGCTAGCCAGTAGCTCCGCCATCTCCTCGGTCGAGCGATGGGTCTCGTACAACTCGTCGAAGATGACCGTCATGTCGGTGTACTCTTGCATCGCCAGGATGGCGTATGCGTTGGAACCACCCGATGGGTCGACGGACAGGATAACCGGCAGGTCCGGGTTATAGGGGCAATCAGTGACGTGGACTTTTTCTTTGAACTCAGGGAACACACGCTCCCTCGCAGCAGCCGGGATGCCACCGAACTGCTCAAGGAACTCGTGCGGCTCCATCTCCTTGGCTGCCTGTGCGAGCGCGGGGGTTTGCCGGCCTTGCGGAAAGGCGTAGAAGTTGATGTCATAGCTGGCATCTTGGAACATCTCCCAGGCTGCCTCGCCGCCATGGGCGACCATATCACTCCGGGCGTCAATCGCCTTCTGGTGGAAGAAGTCACCCTCACCTTCCCAGGAGGAGATCAGGAGCGCCTGTCCGTTACGGTCGGTCAGCGGTGGGAGGATGGCGCGGGCCCACGCCTCTGGGTATATCTGTGCCGCCTCGTCGATGATGGCCAGGTCAATCGCCGCACCGGCGGCTGACCAGACGTTCTCCAGCGACATGCCTTCGAGTCGGCTACCATTCTCCAATACGATCAGCTTCTCCTGAGTAGTGTCGCGGAAGGTACGCCACTTCAGATCGTTGTCGCGCACACACTCGACCACCTTGTCAAAGGCCCGGCCGACCAGTTTCATGGTTGGTGCTGCGAGCCAGATCCACGAGCGTGGCCTGAACTTTGCGGCGCAGATAGCCTCCATGGCTGCTTCCGTAGTCTTGCCGCCGCGACGTCCCCACGCCACGATGCGAAAGCGCGCCCTGGACCTGGCTACGGCCTGCTGCCCGATCCAGTGCCCCTCGGTGCCCTGCTGCTCCCAACGTTCCGTCTCGTCCTGCAGGGCGTGATACTCCCGCAGCCGCTGGTCGGGCACAGCGTAGGTGCCGACGTGCGCGACGCGACGCAGAAGCTCGCGCTGGGCATCCTCGTCATCTGGGACGAACACGCCGTGTGGCCGGAAGCTCATCTGCCGGAACGACTCAAGCCGCTCCTCCGGTGTGATTGGCTGGAACGGTACTAGGCGCGCGGCAGCGCGGTCCTCCCAGTCCTGCAGCCAGTCGGAGCCCCCGCGCTTGCCGAACTTGGAGAAGTCAAGCCCGGTGAACGCTGGGGTTGCAGTCGTCACTTCTTGTGGGACTTCTTGATCGAGGTGGCAGGACCCTTGCCACTACCACGTGTGAAGATGTTGGAGGTACCGACCTTGCCTTTCTTACCGCCGCCGGACTTGCCAGTACGCTTGATTGGAACCATCAGGCTTTCTTCTTTCTGGTCGTGGTGGTTTTCTTCTTGGTTGTCTTCGAGGTCGTGCCGCCGCGTGAGCCGCCCGCCGCCAGCGCGGCCTGAAGTCTGGTACGCGCTCCTCGCGGCGCGGCGCCGCCCATGGACCCGCGTGTCGGACGTCGAACGTTGGGGATCTGTAGCGCGCCGCCCATGCCGCCCAGATTCAGAGGTTGGATACCGGGGGCTGCTGCTGCTGATTTACGGGGCACCTAGTCCTCCTCGAACCACGTATAGAATGCGAAGCACCACCATGCCCGAAGGCAGCGCCAGCATCCCCTAGTATTTGCCCGGGTTCTTCGACGACGGGATGCGGCCCGTGCCACCTTTGATCAGCGGGATGGTACGTCCCGCGCTCCCGCTCTTACTTCCGCGTCCTTTTCGTGTTGCCACTGAGGGGTTTTCCTCTCTGTCCAGGCTTGCGGTGCACCCCCTTCTTGAAGCCCTTGGCCAGCGCCGAGTTCGAGATCGCGGCTGCCGACTCCTTGGACATACCGGGGTTGTCCCGCTTGAGTGCCTCGTACGTTGCCGGATTCTTGATGGATGGGCCGGGCTTCTTACCTCCAGGCATCAGATCACTCCTGCTCCTTTGGCGAGTATCCAGATGACAGCGGCCATGAAGAACAGGGCCACGATGAAAAACATTGCGCACGTGAGGGGCCCAGGCGGCTCGGCCTGGGGGTAGTCTGACACGCGCGCATGGTACTCACGTCGTCAGCAGCACAACGCTGAAGGGTCCAAGGGAGTTGAATTGATCTCGACTGAGTGTCGAGTACACCCCCTTGTAACCCGGCGCAGAGTTGGCGATGTAGATGTCGGAGCCGCTCTGGCCGCGTATTGCCACCCAGTGGTACCACGAGCCGCCGCTCATCATGCCGCATGTCGAGCCCGCCGCCGCCCAGACGGTGTCGAAGTTCAGCCAGCCCTGGGTCGACTCGTGTCCATACGAGTCCCGCAGCACGCGTTGAAGCTGGGCGCCGGAGCCGTCCATCAGGCCGTAGGTCGGGTTGATGTTCTCGGGCTGGCCGATCTCCGCGACCGCGCTCCACTCGTCCGCGCCAGGGTTGGCACCCGTGGCGCGCTCGACCCAGGCCAGCGAGCACGCGCTGCACGTCCAGCTTGCAGCCTGCGGCGGCATGTATTCCTCCGGGTTCCACTGCACCCCGGGTGGAGGCGGCTGGGGGGCAGTCGAGATGGACGCCGGAGGGCGCGGCGCAAGCTGCAAGCCGGGATCGAGCGCGAGCAGATCCGCCTCGACGGTGGGCAGATCGCCCACCCAGCGGTTCTGCAGCATCTGCTTGAGCACATCGGTCAGCAGTGCCTGCTGTCGATCAAGCTGGTTCAGGTCGTCATCAAGGGACATACGGCGGGTCCAGCGTCAAGGTGCCTTGCAAGCTGGGGTCAATGGCGTACAGGAACGCCTCGACGCTGGGCGGCGCACCGACCCATTGTCCGTTGAGCGCGGCTGCCAGCGCCTGGGTCAGCAGCGCCTGCTGCTGCTGTAGCTGGGTGATGCGCGCATCCTGTTCGTCGGTTGTCTGTTGGGTCATGCGAGCGTTCCGGCTCCAATCACGTCTCTGCGCGCGCCCTGTCCGCCGCCCATGTTGGGGTCGGAGAAGAGCGCGAAGGTCACGTCGGCGGCAGCCATGCCGGTCACCCACGCGGTGATGTACGTCGAGGTGAACTCGGGGTCCTGATCGGTCCACACCTCAGAGGTGTCGAAGAAGACCGTGTTGCCCTCGATGGCGTACGGCTGACCGTCGCCCTCGCCGTTGATCGAGAAGACCCGGTTGCCGACCACGATCACCCGCCAGTAGCCCTTGACCACGCCGGTCGGGGTGGTGGCGTCGGGCGGGTTCGAGCCCTGCGTGACGTACAGCACAACCTGGGTGTTGTCGACGATGTTGGTCAGCCGCAGCCACGGCGAGTACACGCCGCCAGCGCTGAGCGAGTTGAAGTTGATGCCTGGCCCCGCTGGCCCCTGCGGACCCGTAGCGCCGGGCGGACCTTCGATACCCTGCTGACCGGTGGGCCCCACGTTGCCCTGCGGCCCCTGGATGCCAGCCGGTCCCTGCGGGCCAGGCTGACCCATCGGTCCGACAGCCCCCGAGGGGCCCTGCGCACCCGTCTGACCCGTGGCGCCCGTGGCACCCGTCTGGCCTGCTGGACCCGTGGCGCCCATCGGGCCCATCGGCCCGACCGACCCCGGGGCGCCCTGCGCACCCGTGGCGCCCGTGGGACCCTGCGGTCCGGCGATGCCCTGGATACCCGGGTCGCCCTGTGCACCCTCGGGGCCAATGTTGCCCTGCGGGCCAACCGGTCCCTGGGGTCCCATGACGGGCCCCGCGTCGATCCACGCGCTGCCGTTCCACACGTGCAGGTGGCCGTTGTCCTGGGTCATGGCGCCGTCGCCGGTGACCTGACCGGTGATGC